CCTTTTTCTTTTAAAAACATTACTCTATCAAGTGCATCAGGAATATCTTTTACTAAAACATAAACAAATACTCTATAATTTTTTAATCCGTATTCATTAAGGTTTTCAAGTGCTTTTTCTATATATGGTATTTGACTTTTTGTATCACAAGCCAAACGTAAATATCTACTCCATTTTATCTTGCTTAATAGTTCAGCAACGCTTTTATCCTTTGCAATAATTCGAGCATCTAAACCTTGATTAAAATCAACCTTAATGCCTAATTTTATTATCTTTTCAATCTGCTGTAATCCGTGTTCGTGTGCTAACACATTATTATCCATCAATACGGCTTCTCGTCTGCCTTGCAAAAATTCCTCAATATCTGCATAAGGTTGGATATTTCCCTCTTTATTTGGCACGACACACCAACTACATTTGTTAGGGCAACCCCTTGTTAAAAATCCATAAGCAGCAGTAAAATTTGGGTAAATAGAATAATCAGGGCAAAGTTTATCAATCTCTGATGGTAATATATTAGTCATCTTAAAACCTGTTCCACCTTTAATTATTTCGCCATAATTGGCAAATCCTTTTGAGTAATCAGGCGAAAATGTAAATACTTTGCTCATATATGTTTTGTCATAATTACCAATATCTACCCAACTTACATTATCGCCAATACTTTTGTGATATGCCGAAATTTTCATTAAAGCAATGTTTGGAAAATTATGCCCGTCAATATCTACTAATCCAATGTTCATTGAAAAAATAATAACTGCGGGTAACACGTGCTATAAAAAATAGCGGTTTTCGTGAATTTCGCAAGGTTTGTACTCGTATTATCTGTTGTCATAGTTTGATAGTTTTTCGCTTCGTATTCCGCTACTTTTCATAGCACCATACGTTACCTGCAATTATTTTTTTGCCAAGTAATACCATCCTTCGACATCATAATCATCAAGTTTTCTATGTCCTACTGTTATGCCTCCAAAATGAACCCACCAATATTCATCATCGTAGTTGTAATATGCTGTGAAATGTTCCCCTTTAATAATTACCCCCACTTCAACACTTTCGGGTTCATCTTCGTATTCCTTTTCAGGGAGTTTCGTGTCAGGCAAAAAAACAACAGCAGGTAATAAGGCATTGTTGCTATTTGCTGCTTCATCGGTTAAAATTAAATCACTCATCTTATTTTAATTTTTGGTTAATATTTATATTTCATAAAAGTAATTGATCTTTTTTATGTTTACAATTTATTTGACTACAATCTGTACATTTATTAACTACATGTTCTTTACATCCAGAACAGAAGTCAGTGTTCTCTATGAAAGGCTTTTCACAACAATCGGATAGTTCATATCCTTTGCATAGGTCATAAGCCATGGTAGGTTTTATGTCTTCTGGTTCTCTACTCATGATTTTAGGTATTTAGTAGGTATAAAATAAGCTGAGTCACCGAACTTTCCCTCAACATCCAATATGGCTTCTTCTCTAAACCAAGGTTCTTCCATTAGTTCTTGTACATCGGGCCAGGTAACAACAGAATAAGTGTCAGTATCAATGATAGCGTCTGTGTTCTTTATTACACGACAAACAAGGTTGTCAGAGGCCCAGGCTATTTGTCTTTTTGTAAGTCCGATATCGATAGCCATTCTATGAAGATTATAAACATCCTGTGACCAATCTAATGCCTTTTGCATTCTGGATATGATATCATCCGGTTCGATAGGTTCAATTTTATCTAACATTGCCATCATCTCTTCTGGAATAATTTCACAACGCAATGGTTCATTAAGCTGAGTGTCTCCACATTGACAGTTTTTAGGACAAGTAAAATTATTACAATCAGGTATTTCTTCAATGACTGATTCTGCATCGGTACAATATAGTTTATTAGTGGTATCAAAAAATGTACAGCTATAACATCTTTGTATAGCTTCTTCTAATGATATTTCTTCTTTACACATAATTGGTGAGTTTAATATTATCAATCATATTATAAAAATAATCGTAATGATGATTATAGATATCCTGAGCCTTTTCGGTATAGATTAAAGTTTCACTATCTTCCGGATCAGGAATTACCATCTCATCCCTATCGTTGATCAATCCTCTTTCTATCATTTCATTGCCGGCAGCATCATTTGCTAATTCTGATGACAGTTCTACTATGTTTACAACTACTGTGCAATCTTGATCATCTTCCATGTTGAAAGCTATCCATCCAAGATCACTAATCTCTTCGCTATTGAATGCTTGTATAAAATCTAATAAAGTATACCTTTCTGACTTTTGATGCTCTAAAATAGCTTTATTTCGTGTTTCTAATGTATTAATATATTTATCTTCAAAATTATCAAATCCTGTTGGTGTTTGATAATCTATGTCCGGAAGATAATCCGGACCCAGATAATAAATAAAGATTTGTTTAGCCATGATTTTCTTCGTCTTTTTGTTGGTTAATAACTATGTCAGCTTTATTCTCTTCAATGTTTTCCGGGAATACGACATGACAATAACCATTACCATCATCGTGAGTAATGACTATCTCATCACCTTTTTTCCATTTCCATAATCGCGGATTAGCAGTAGGATCATCATTGATAACTTGTCCAATACTTTCATAGTCCATATCAATCATCTCAGAGTCAAGTATTACTTTTTCCAATGGAATAAGATAGTCAGATAGGTTAATTTCAAATGAATCAACATAACCATTACCCCATTCATAGGCTACGCCCAGGAACTCACAGTCATATTCTTTTGACCATTTTTCCATTTCTTCTTGTGGCGCTGTCCATTTGGAAGTAAAATGAATCTCAAAGTTTTCTTCAAAGTCTTCGAATTCTATTTCCTGATCATCTTCATTGATTTCCGGCCAGATATATAGGATTTCTTCAAAATATTCATAGAACATTTTAAGAAACCGTTGTGCGTTATTAAAGTTGTATCTTTCATCATCTTCTTTAGAGTGAAAGTATACTTTCATGATGTTTGTGCAAGGATTTGACATAATTATAAAGATTTAATGTAGGCTTGTTTAGTAGGAAATAATTCGTCTTCAGTAAAATTTCTGTCAATATTTTGAGCACTTCTTTCTTTTTCTGTAATGTATGCAACACGATAGTGAGTACTCATTGATATTTTAGCCTTACTTTGATCTTCTTTAGCATTTAAAATCCATGCAGCATCAGTAAATGTTGTTACTGATTGAATAATCATTTCGTATAGCTTGTTTCCATGCATTCCCCATACGTGTTGATAAGGTTGATATTTGGTTTTAATATTCATAATTAATGGTTTTTAATGATGTGTTGATACTTGATTATTTTCGATTAATATACACCCGGCATAGAGCCATTGTGATGTGTTCTGACCATGAAAGTTAAAGCTATTGCTTTGTGGTACATCCAAGTCGTTGACATAGAATTCAGCAATAAGCTGATCCCCTTGTTTGCTAAATGAATGTAAGGAAACTTCAGGTCTTTTTGCTTTATAAGAATAGTAGTTTAATGTTTCTACCTCATCAGAATATTTTATTCTTAAGCGATCAAGAACTTCGGGAGTACGTAAATCTTCTGGAATACTGCTTACTAAATCATCGAATGGTATTATCATCTGTTTTCTTTATTAGTTGTACAATATAGATTACATTGGGTTCCATAAGATTACTCTGAACCTTAATAGTTGATGATACAATCTTTGCCTTCTTATTATAGATAGGCTGTGATTTTATTTCAGCTGTTATCATATTTTGATTTTAAATGACTTTTTAAAAATTCAATTTTCTTAGAATAACTTTCTTTAGGAAGATTTGAGGAAGATAATACCTCATAAATATCTTTCCATAAAAGCATAGTCTTAATACCTCTCTGTATAGGTGTATCTTTGGAGACACTACCTACTGTTTTGGAGTTTGGCATAACTCTTCGTCTCCTATAATTTCTCCTTTTTCACATCTTTTATCACAGTTACAGTCAGAATAGTTACCGTAATAGACAAGATAAGGACATTGTTCGGGGTGGTGCCAACATAGGACTTTCCTATGCAGGAATGAGGTGTTAGGATTTCTTATAAGCCAATTAGCGATATCCGACAAAGGATAGCCATGATCTACTAAATCCCTGATACAGTATTCAGCATGACCATCATTGGTATGAGCATGAGAATTGTGTTTGTCTTCTTTAGCGATCTTCTCCAATACTACCATCAGATGATCCCAATTTTTGTTCTCCCAGGCTCTCATATCCCAAAAGCAATAAGCTTGTTTTTTGAGATAGTTGATAGCATAGTCCGGAGACCATTCCTTTTTAGGTATTACTGGTAACTTCTGAGGTTCTGTTTTAGTGGCGGGAGCTTCTGTCTTAACAGGTATAGGTTCTGTACTAAGTTCATCTTCAAACAGACTTATTTGCATGACTTAACTTGCTTAAGAGTTTGTTGAGGAATGTGTCAGATTTCTTGTTAATGATAGCTGCCTTTTCGCTGGCTGTGAGGACAACATGGTGACAGGAAGAACAAATGTTCTCCCTATCTCCAGTTGCTTTTACTCTTTCAGTTATAGGCTTATTGCAACAATCACTCAATCCCGGGTTCATTGGGTTCTGGTGTTTCCGGATTATTCTCAATTTCTCCTGATAATTCAGTAGGATCGTTATTGTCGAAAATCATATCAATTATTTCCGTATTAGGATGAACTTCCATGGGAATAAGATAGTTTTCTTCAAACCATTTGGTAAAAGCTTTGATGTCAGAAAACCGGTTGGGTAGATCATTAAGATGTGTCAGCACATATGTGGCAGCGTTGTAAAGATGATATAAGGTTGGATGTTGATGTTCTTCGTCATTTTCTTTATCAATAATGTAAGAGGTTACTTTGTTGACCTGGCTCATGTTCATAGGAAACGAATCTCCCTTATGATAATTCTGCGCTACGGCTCTTCTAAGACAGTCGCCAATGAAATGATTACAGTCAGTAGTCCAGTCAATAGGGATAGCTTCCATACGTTCTAATAGTTTGCTATTGGCAAAGTCAAAACTTTCAAGATTACCAAACCAGTTTTCGATTTCTTTCATCATTTCAGTCAGCTCGATACCATTCTTTCCATGGTTACGATAATGAGTAGTTTCTCCGAAGATGGTCATATTACTACAGATGGCAATGTTTGTTCCAATAGCTACTTCTATTCCTTTTGTATGATACATAAATCCTACTGACAGGTTCCATAATTTCCTGGCAAATTTATTACCTAAGTCAATCCGGCCAATAAGAACTTTGATAGAAGTGTTTTCCGCATCGTTCTGATCAAGCTGTTTGCTTTCAGCCTCAGTCTTTGAGATTCGTTCAATATTTGAAACACTAGCCAATAGACTTCCTATAACAGGTTCAGCATTTACGGCATTAGCCATATCTACAAGTTTCTGAATGAATACATGATGTTCGATAGGAAACTGTTTAGGCATAATTCCATGTGCATCAGCAAAGGTTCTTGTTTGTTTTAACTGTTCAAAGGTTAATTCTATAACCTTTTCATTTTCACCGATTAAGATTTGTTCTTTCATGTGTCTGTTGTTTTTATTTGATTTATAATAAATTAATTTGGTTTAGGTGCTGTGTTAGGAAGTAAACTTTCATTGTTATTTGGTATTCTTTCAAAACGTGTAGGTGTAATCATCTTATATACCTCTACGAAAGACATAGAGCCATAACAACAAATGATATAATTCTCGAATTTAACATCATCATGTAGTACGACAATAGCTCCAGTATCTCCTTTAAGATACTTTATTAGGTCTGGTTGATTAGGATATTGTTCTTGTAACCAGTTCTCAAATAAATTAAGAGTAGTCTGATCTGGTGAATAAGGTTTTATCATATTAATTTAATGGCCTCCTGTAACCCGATTTCAAGTGATTCTTCATAAGATTGAAATCTTAATGGTATGATTAACATTTTCATTCCATTATCTTTTGATGATAATGAATCAATATTTATAGCCCATGGCTTTGAATCATATGAAATATATTTTGGCCAAACATGAATAAGATATTTCTCTCTTAACCATTTTTGAAGTAAGGATTGTGTTGGTGCAGCAATATCATCATCACCAATATCTTCTCTTATCCTATTTAATCGTATTTCATAATCAACAGTATATGGTTTTTCATTTGGATATACCAAATACCAATTATTACAAAATGGATTAACAAACCCTTTTTCTCTTGCTAATTTAGCTGTTTCAAATGATATTAATTGTTCTGTCATAATTTATATGTCTCCTTAATATAATTTAAAAGTTTAGGTAAGTAATCATGTTTGTCGTACCATTCCATATAGGTCATTTTGGTTTCTTTTTTCTTGGTTTCATCAGAAATATTATACCGAGAATCAAAACCCTTATAAATGTCCGTATAAAGACTTTGCTGAGACTTATTATGTTTCCGGGCTATCTCATTGATTAAGTTAATAACCTCTATCCTATAAGCTCTCTTTGGCAATTCTGTTCGTTTTTCAATGATTAGCACTCTTGCCTCTAAACCACGATACATTTCTAATAAATCGTCAAAAGAATTTTTTAAGATTTCATAGTCTTCTTTTGTTATTTCAGGGATAAAAGTACTCATAGGTGTAGGCTGTACTAATTCCATCTCAATAGTTTTCCAAAATTGATTGTTATTACAAGTTTGACCTGATAAACATACTCCAGTTAAGAAATGTTGACAAGTAGTACAAGTTTTCTTTTCAAATATTAATTCTGGAGTTTGTATAGCATTAATACTTTCTGGAAAGAATTTATAAAGTTCGGCAACATCAGGTTTTTTACTATGAGCAACAAGGAAATCGTATGCTATTTTATAACTGACGAATTCTACTGATTTTGCTTGTTTTGTAGTATATCCAAAATTCTTTCTGAACCATCTTGTTTTACTATGTGGATGAATCCCGGTTAAATCGAATAACTTATATAGTGTTATCATACAATTTCCTCCGAATTACGATCAGGACAGTTTAAAGGACACTTTTTACAGATGTCAAATAATGGAGCTGTATTCCAACCATCATAATCCTCATGTACAAGGACTTTTATAGCTGTCTGTCTTATCTTCTCCAGCATTTCTTTTCTTCTTAATTTGGCTTCTGAGGCCGTATTAGCATCAGTACTATTGACATCAGTATTGACAGGAACAAATTTGTTCATTCCTTTCTTATCGAATACCCAATAGACAAAAGGAATATCAAGAAGATAGGAATAAAGAAAAGGCTGAATATGATCCATATATTTAGGAGCGCCCCACCCATAATCTCCAAAAGTAGAAGTAAGGTCACCGGTCCATTTTAAGTCAATGACAGCTACCGGATAATTACGTGTTTCTGTAATGACAGGAGAGATGATATCAGCACATAAACTAATAAAGACATCGACATCAGGAAATTTTTCCATCAGGTCTTTATCTTCAAGCTGAATGACTTTCTTTATCTGTACATTACGAGTAACATTTTTATTATTTTCCCGGATGATGAATACACCATGTTTTTGACATAAAGAAGGAAAACTCATAGCCTGCTCTTCAATCTTTAACTGAGCGGTAAGTTTCTTTCCTGTTCTTTTGTCACGCGGAAGGTCAGTGGTACATTCTCCATCGGCAGATTGTCCTAAGCATAGAGATTCAAAGTATAGTCCTTCAAGCATAGCCGCTGTTGGAGGTATCTTATTACCATCGATCATAGTATGTTTGGTAAAACGAGGACAGTAAGGAAGATCTTTATCTTTCCAATAAAAATGTTTAATAAGTGATTGGCTGATGAATATCGATCTTCTACCATTAGATTCGTGTCTTATGACACCTTTATCAGTTTCAATAATATTATTAACCCCGGCAAATTTCTTTGCCAGGGTTATATAATTTTTTAATTCTTCCGGCTTCATTCTACAACCTTTATTTCAAGTGCACCATCTTCAATTACCTCATCTCCCACAATAATACCATCGAATTCTTTGGCTATAGCTTTTAGTTCTTCCCGGGAGTGTTTATCATATTCAGCTGCAGAGCCTAAAAGAACAAGTTTAAGGTCTTTATTGATAGAGAGTATTATTCGTGTTACGATAAGTCCAGCTTTAGCATAAGAGATACTGGTAGCATTGAAAGGTAACAGGTTATCTCCATCGACAAATTTCAGCTCATCATCTTCAATGGTAATGAATGGGAAATTAACTTTCTTAATGATAGCGTTCTTTTCTTTTCTCTTTTCTTCAATCTTATCAGTAAGATCATTAAAAGTTTTGAATTTTTCCTGCAGGTCTTTGTTGAGGTTTTTCTGTTCTACCTTTTTCAATACAGCATTATTGTAAAATGTGATAGCTTCTTTTCGTGTTGTAAGACGTTTGGAGATAGTTTCAATCTCAGCTTCCAAAATTTCTTTTTTAACATCTTCTACTACTTCACCAAGTTCAACAATAGCTTTCTCATTTACTTTAATACGTTCTTCAATCTTTTTGATTTTCTCCTGCAGTTCTTTTATTTCATTATTATCTTCATCAATAGATGTTTGTAAGGCGGCTTTCTTTGTTGCCGGGGTGACATAATCAGGAGCTGATATGATAGCAAGTTTATTCTTTTTGGACTCCAGCTCTGTGTCTAGTTTGTTAGTCTCTTCGACAAAGTTATCTCCAAACTTATCAGTATCGAATTTATTGATAGCATTAGTTTGTTCTTCAGTGACGATACAGTTGTCATATAAAGTCTTTGCTGTCTGATAATGAGTATTAGCATCAGTTCTTTCTTTGAATAGCGTACCGTTTTTACTATTTATTTCAGCTTCAATAGTAGCTAACTGTTTCTGTTCTTTATCACTGAGGAGTTGTTTGATGATGTCAGCCTGTTTACGTCTACCTTCAGCAGTAAGACCATTGGCAAAAAATTCATCAACGGTAAAACTATTAAATTTCAGAGAATTCCTTATTTCTTTTACAGACTTTGTTTTAGTAGTGTCTGGCAGTACCATTGTGAAGCTTTCATCTTTGTCGGTGAAATCAAATTTGAGATTCCATATCCGTTCTTCCGGATCTGTATAAGTAAGATTTACATCACCATCTTCCTTGCCGAATGTTACTGGTCGGCTGGTTCTGTTCTGTGCTTGAATAGTGTCGATAAAGCTTCTTACAAAGCTTGTCTTACCCTTTCCGTTACCACCGCGAATACAATATAGATTCCCGGAGACAAACTCACCAGATACATCTTCTAGGAGTTTATAATTTCTGATTTTGTATGTTAATTTGCTCATATAATTATTTATTAGAAGGGCCGATCATCATCAACCATTGTTATTTTAGGTTCCGTTTTCTTTTTCTCAATTTCTTTCGTTCTCTCAACTACTGCAGTAGCTTTTTCAGTGCTTATTACAACATCTGCGGCCATGTCTTCTAAGTCAGAGCGGAACTGTAATATTTTTATAGAGTCTTCAATCTTAAATAAGCCAACGCTTATAATAAAATCCACTTGTTTTATGATATCTTCTTTTTTCATGGCTAGTCGATTAAAAATGAATAAAACCGATCGGCACATTCAATGATTGTAGAAAAGGATTTTATCTCCATCCATGAAATATCAATAGCATTTACTGCCAAACGTAATGAAGACTGAGCGGCAATAGCATTATCTTTGGAGAACTTTCCACCGGCATTTGCTTTTTCATCGACATAGTTCACAAGGATATCAACGATACCATAAATATTAGAACGTTTTACACCTGGCAGGGCTTTAATGTCATCTCGGGTAAATTTAAGTTTGTTGGCAAGTTCGATAGCTAAGCCTAGCATAGTTGTATTGATGATACGTTTTTGTATCTCTGGAGATACATCAGCATATTTACTATTACCACTACCACTATAGCTAGAGGATTTGCCGGGTGTCTTTTTACTTCCATCAGCTTCACGATCATCGCGAGTTATTTTTAGCCATTTTATTTCACCATTTTTAGCTAATTTTAACTCTAATTGGCATGTTTGTTCTCTACCTTCTACAAAATAGGTTTGATCCTTTTTTGAATTGAACAAGCCTTCTAAGCCATCTTCAAAAAGGACATTATACCCATAATTGTTATGAGCATCTATGTTGCCGGTGTGTTTTACATTTTTTACAGTACCGGTGTAGTAGCATTTGTCACCTACGTTGGTACATTCGTGATCCTCCAGGATCATTTGAGTTTTGTCATTCATAAAATTAAATTTTAATTAGATTTCTAAAAATACGTTATAAGCAAGATTTTGAAAATAATAGATAAGTCCGAGCGGACCTAAACTGTTCTTTGTGACTTCTACGATAAACATCTTTTCAATGATATCCTTTTTATCTGGATATTCCTGAGAGAGTTTGTCATAGTTCCCGGGCCTATTTAACAAGAGTATTACTTCAGCGATATCCCTTAACCTTGATGAACCTTTAAGATGATCTTCGGTAGGTCTGTAGCCATCGATAAAATTAAGATGTGAAGTTTGTTCTTTGTTAAAATGATGAAGATAAATGATAAGGCTGTTATAATCTTTAGTGTATTTCCTGATGTCAGCAATGCCATTAGCAATAAGATCATCCTTTTCATTCTGTGGCTTGTTTAACGAATGATCTCTCAGTCTCATGACATTATCTATCACTAAGACATTAAGTTCGTTATGTGGCCTCTTTTTACAGAATATCTCAAACTTCTTACCTATGTTGCCAATATAGTCAGGTTTTTCATTAAAAACTACATCCAGATCTTCCATCGACATTCTAAGATTTAGTATCTCATTCTGTTGTGATTGAGAGAGCTTATAGCCTTTGCCAGTTAGTTGTTTGTCAGTAAGGAAAACAGAACGTGATATCCATTTTCTTATTATGACATCAGAGGTATCATGGTCAATACAATTCCAATAGATGCCTATATTGTCATTGTTGTTGATAAGGTTGAACATGATATTGCATAGAAAAGAAGTCTTACCTATCCCGGAGGCTCCGGCAGCAAGATAAATACCAGGAGAGAAAGATACAATGCTGTCAAACTTTTCAGAATTCGTTTTAAAATAGTTTTTCTTTTCTCCCTGAATGATACTCATGATATTAGCATAGCTTTTCTTTACAGAGTCGGTGATCTTTTCACTAGGCTCATCAATCATTTGCTCGATATAGATATTGATCTCATCTTTGAGGTTATTAATCTCATTGAATACATCAATGCCATATTCATAGAACTTAGCATGGTATTTAGAGGTGATATTAATCATCATACGTGCAAAATAACACTGATATACTATTCGATAGTGATATTGTATATTTGCCGATGAAGCTACTTTAGAAGTAAGCTGAGCAATATAATAAGGACCTCCAACCGCATCAAGTTTACCCATTGCTTTGAGTTCAGAAGTTACCAATAACATATCATGTGGTTCTCTGCGCTTATAAAGATTAAGGATAGCCTGAGCAATAAACTGATGAGCTTCTTTATAGAATATCTCAGGTTTTAATAACTCAACAGGTGTATCTGATTCCAACATAGTAGCTCCTAATATCACTTCTTCCAGTTCTACATTCTGTGGAGGTATTTTGCCCAATTCCATCATATCAGCCGTATATCTTTTGTTTAATCTTTTCTGGCCACTTTTTTCTTTATCCATTTGTCAAAGGTTTTAGATTTTTCTTGTAGTTCTTCAATAGTATTAGGCCCGAAGATATAATGGTCTCTGGCTTTACGTGGTCCGGAATAAGACTCATTATATATCTGTTGATCAACAAAGTCATAGATAACCTTTATCCTATCTTCTTTTCGTGTAAACTTCTCATTCTGGAGAGGCTGTTTAGCGTTGAGATACTCTTTATACTTCTGAAAGATAAAAGCCATGGTAACCGGCTCATTTTCATTGGTGAGATTCCCTTCATAGATAGCCAGGTCAACTCTTATCTTAGTGTTCTCTTTACTTCCGGTAGGATTAAGATCCCACAGCTGGTCGAATATCTGATCATCTGTCATAGAGCAGAAAATTAACTTTGTAAACACCTTGTTTAAAGTTCTGCATATCTTTCTTTGAAAAAAGGAAGTCACAGGAACGTACCATATTTGATTCCATAGCATCTTCAATAAACCATTTGCCTACCAGTAAAACATTGTCGCTATCACAATATAGGCTATCACCAAAGTAAAGATTATATTGAAAGAACAGGTCTTGTGATAATGACAATATTCTGTTGAGTCGGATATTACTATCATTACGAACTAGCCGGCCTGATGATGTACGAATATACTGTTTATTTTGTTTATCAGTAGGACAATATACCGTTCCTCTTATGTTAGTGATATTGTTTCTGACCTTTTCAAAGACGATAATAGTGTTCTTGTTTTGTGGAGGCTTTTCTTGAAAGAAATAAGATACCATAAACACACTTAGGGTAATAGCTATATAAGCTATTATTACATAGGCTGTTTTCATGGGTTGATTATTAAATGATTATTAGTAATTTTCCAACTGAAGATATTAAAAATGAATGGTGATTCAGCTACAAATACATTGTCGTCTTCATAGATAGCCTCTATCCTGCCATTGTTATTATCAAGCTTGTATTCGGGGTTTAATTTGAGAAATCTTACCATTTTCGGTTCTATCTCTATTTTTAAGGATAGCTTCCGAGAGTCTTTTGTTATAGGTATCTTGCTCGTAGTAGACCTGGAAATTGTATTCATGATTAAACCTTTCTGATTTTATAAGATTATAAATTATATCTTCCAATACACCTTCAGCTATCTCCGGAAGAAATATCTCAATGGTATTGTTTTGTTGCCGGAATACTGGTCTGAGTTTAGTAGCAGATCTAACAGCATTATAACATACTTCTTTAAGCTCTTTGTATATATCGTTTTTCATGGTCAAATGATTTGTCTCTCAATGAAATATTCTTAATGCAGATAGAGCTCATCAAACGTTTCATTTCAAGTGTTAGTGTATCTTTTAATAAAGGAAACAGCGCTTTGTGCATATAAAAATATTCGCGCATGTTTTCATAGGTTATGTGATTACCGTTGATATTTAACAAATGACAAAATGTATCTAAGAATACAACGATATATTCTTTGGCGCCATTATCATCTTGTAGTATAGCATAGTTATCTTGAATATCAATAGAATATCCTAATTCATTAGCATATTCCAATAATGACATTTGTTGATCATCGGTGAATTTTATAAAATTACCCTTGTCGATGTGGTATTTAATGTCTGATATTGAAAATGATTTCTTTTTCATAACATATAGTTTATAAACTTTTCTGATTCACACTTTTCACATTTGTGATAATATCCTTCATGAATAGAAGGTTCAAAAGCTTCCTTAAAGAAATATTTTATAAATCTCTGGAAACGTGTAAGAGCAGGTAGCCTTCTTGAAATAGGTATACCATCGTATTCTGCGTTACATTCGCTACAACGAGAGATCAGCCTTGGAATGTCAGTTTGTATTATCCCGATTGGGTTGTGATCATAATACAGTACTATGAAAGATTCCAGGCCTGCTTTGGCATTGTATTTCTTAAGACCATAAAATAGATCCGGAAAGGCAGTCCATGGAAACACAACAATATTTCCCAATCCTTTTTTATTAGGTGATTGAAGTAATATGTTAAGTTTCTCATTTAAGGTAGCAATAAGATACTTTTTAAATTGTATCTTTGCTAGTGATACATGGGTAGTGTTCATATACCCAGATATCTGAAATTTAGGGTTGATGTTCATAAAATTTAGTTTAAATGAATAGATTATTAGAACTTGAATTAAGAGCAAAATTAAAAAATAAGCGGTATTGTGATCAACTTAATGATCGAGAGCTGACATTCTTTATTAGTAAAATGGAGAAGATCTTCCACTTTCTTGTTGTACACAACTACAAAATTAGAACAAAATATTTTGAAGTGCAACCTAATATTAGTAGATTACAGAAATGGCATAAATATAAGAAGAGGTTACAAAAGAAGAAGCAACGCGATAACTCCAAACCAAATCAATAATACTACTATCCATATCTTGTCGTTAGTACTGATTTTCATATACCATCCCTCCAATGAAGATACTTACAAGTATCATTATAGCAATATAAAAACATACTATAGCAAGGAATATCCATATCCATACAGCTTTAGTGTTTGATTTAAGAGCATGGAATACACATCCCACACCAAGTCCAAAAAGGACTATTAACATTGCGATTAAAAGTGCCATAGATTTAATTTTAGGTTATATTTTATGTTAATTATTTCTTGTTACAACATTTTTTATATTTCTTACCAGAACCGCAAGGGCACTTGTCATTTGGTAATATCTTAGGCATAGTCCTGATAGGCTCTAGTAATTGATTTCTTTGAGCCTTAGTCAATGGACTTATGAAATCTTTGATATGTTCCAATTCACGATAAGGATTTACGAATGGTACTAATTTTGGTTCATCATGAATAAATATTGGTGTTGATTTACCCAGCATATCATGACTTAAGATGATGATATGTCTTTCATTCAGCATTGCATTACAATCATTACACACTAGTGCCTCGTAATTGATACTTAAGAAATCATTTTTACATATCACACAGTTAATTATGGCTTCCATTGATTAATGAATTAGATTGTTGTTTAAAGCTTCGTTAAATTCATTGTAATTGGAGAACAATAGAAGAGATACACTATCATTAATAGCTCTCTGAATAGATTCTTCAATAGTGTTTCCACAATATGTTGGTGGATTACTATTATAAACTAGATCAACAAATGAATATCGATGTTTTGAATCAATATATTGATCAGTTTTTCTAAGCACCCTGAGAGAAGTATTAGTCTTATAGACTACAAATGATGTGTTACGTAAGATAGGAAACACTTTGTCAATAGTGATATCCTCTATATTATTTGTTTTATTTATAATTCTGTACATTATACAGCCCTTTCATTAGGTTTAACTTCTTCGATAAGCCATATAATACCATCCTGTTGGTAATAAAAGCGTTTGTTAATAGTAATTACATACTTATTTTTAATACCTATCAATGTTCGGGATATCATTCTTAACTGATGCTTCATCCAGATAGGATCTACCTGGCATATAAGAATGATATTTTTCTTATCAAGAGGATAGACTATATTTGATTCAAGATAGTCAAAATCAACTCTATTGACACAATCGCTTAATTGAAGTTTAGGGTCCATAAAATTATAGTTTAAAGGTTTATTTAATTAATCAATAAATAATAAGAATTCACTATATGATAAAAGATATTTATCTTCAATACGTTTTCTATTCCTAATATAATAACTAAGAAGTGATTTGTTAATTTTAAAATATTCAGCAGCTTTTACCACACTTTCAAAAGACATGATTTGATTATCCTTATCATCAAATACATAAACATACTTACAACATGCTTTTCTTTCTACTTTAACATAAGGAGCATATTCGCGAGGCGTATGATTAATATTAGAAGATTTTTTTTCTTTTATAAGTAGCAACACATCATCATTAAAAATAAAGACATGTTCCCTTTTACACCACAAGATGTAACCATAATCTTGGTTAATTATATCAATAACCTTTTTACTCTTATATTTACCAAAAGGAAATTCTGAATTAAGAGATAGAAATTGATTCTTTTCTTTAGGTTTATAAGTAACAGGATTGATATACCTGTTTGTAGTACTTTTATAATTCATTTTAGTCATAAAATAAGTTTAGAGTTAATAGTTATAAGTGGAGATAGTGAGAGTCGAACTCACGTTCCCATTGTTCTTATCCTTTCAAATAAGACATTATATCTCCATCATTGGCTAAAGGTTAGGGAGCCTCTATTTAATATAGCATTAGAATACTATAACCAAAGAAATGATAGTACTCTATCAACGAGCTTCGTTACATATTCATCAAACGATGCCAATCTTAGGTCCTAAGTATTATTTTTATCGAGGACCAACAGCATATTTTGCCAATAATAATATAAATTTATTGTCGAATCATAATAAGCCTCCTCCATAGGCTGATAGTAAATAACATTACAATTATAAAAAAATAAATCGATATCATCTCATTATACTCTTAATAGATAACTACTCAATCAATATATAACCCAATAATATCTCCCAACAAGTGGTCCTCTGGGAACGAGAGGACAAATAAAACATTATCAGTTAGTTATGAGCTTGTACAGGTGCTAGTTGTTCAATAAAGCACCATCCTTTACCAATAAAATATCTTCTACCGGTGTTAAGATTAAGAGCATTTATCAGCTCTTCTTTTCCATTGTCCCATAAAATGATGTAATTCTTCATAAAAATAGAGTTTAAAGTGTTAGTTTATAATAAATATTAAATTTGTGTTCACATTAAATTAACGGAATAGTAAGCTTTTCTCCGGTATAATACCAACATAAGTTGACTGAAATAGTCAATTCTTATAGTTTGGCTGTTTATGATGCTTATACAATATATTATATAGGCACAAGAAAATAGTGGGTTGACGATCTCACGACCATTGATGATATAATGGCAACAACGCTTATCATCAGAAGATACCTTCCAACCCAAGAGACTTGACAACAATAACCAGCACCATTAAGGTATACTCATTGATACCTTATGAAAGGATTGCGGCTAATGCCTTGATAAAATGTTTTAAAAAAAAGAGGTAGTCTATTGGGTAGTCTATTGACTACCCCCTTTTGAAACTGCGAAATGAAATTACGGAGTTACGGTTGCTGCCGGTGCTGCTGGTGCTGCTGGTGCTGCTGGTGCTGCTGGTGCTGCTGGTGCTGCTGGTGCTGCAGTGAGTGGTTTCCAGATGTATTTGAATTTCGTTGTATCTTTGGCGTCAACGATACAAGTCATCTGAATGTTTGCAGGATTGATAAACACTGTTCCGTCAGCTGCAACTTCCTGTGGATCATAGTTGGAATGCGCAATCAGTTCTTCAATGATGGCATAATCCTTAATCAGATAATTCTGTTTAGGATGTTTAACCGCAAAGTGGAAAGTCGGTTTCTTTCCAGTGCCATCAAGAATCTTGTTGATGTTTGTACTGCATTCACTTTCAACAACAGGTGTTAATTCGAATGCTGTTTTGTTTGCCAACCATTTCTGGTCTACTGCTGCTACAACGCGTGCTGCTAAATTTAAAATCATAATAATAAGTTTTAATTAATAATAAATGAATATACCGCAATCCCAAAGCAAGCCCATGCCTACTTTGTTCGTCAGCGAAGCTCCGGGGAGGGTATGTAGGATAGGTAAGGAGAGAACATCTCACCTCAAAAAAGAGTTGTCGGCTGAAGATGGATGGGGGATCAGGAGTGGGGGTGGATGTTTACGTGTGGTGGTCACCGGGGGGTGTTGAAAAGGTTGTGGATAACTCGGGGGAAGAGTGTCTTCTTGGCAGGACATAGTATGACTATATTTGTAGTGATAATAAATGATAATGGTTATCCCTGGTGCATTGGGCCACACTATCTAATAAGAGCGAAGTCAGGTTCGAATCCTGTCAGGGATGCAAACTAAAAACCTTCTCGATTAAGTAGGTAAATCGTATAAACACAATGGAACAAGATGTAAGACCAGTAGATCCAACTCCTTTAACATTAACAGATAGAGTGTTGATGGCATTGACAAATGAACATGAAATCATTCGTGATATTGTTAAAGACATGAGAGATAAGCTTCAGACACTTACTAATTTTACAACACAGGAAAAAATACCTATTCCTTCTGATGAAAAAGAACCGGTAACTATGGATGATAAGATAGGTAGAGCTTTTTTGATGCTAAAAAACGATATTGATGATCTCGTGGCAATAGCCAATAACCTTAAAAAGATATGATGAACAAGATTATTCCGGGAAAAGGTAATATGTATGAGTTTATCACCCATACATGGAACCCTATGAGAGGTGAGTGTATTCATAAATGCCCTTATTGCTCCACTCATAAACTTGCCAATATCTATCCTATGATAGCTAAGAAGTATTCCGGTCCTCCAGAACTCGATAAGAGTGTCAACGACGATTTAGGATGCCACAAGGTTATCTTTGTATGTGGACAGTCGGATCTATTTGCTGAGAGCGCCAGGATAGACTCCAACGACAGCGTGCCTGGAGAACTGATAGAAAGAGTGTTGGAACAATGCAACAAATATCCTAATAACAAGTATTTCTTTCAGACTAAAAACCCCTTCCGGTTGCTGTCATACATAGGACTATTACCTATGAACAGTAAGGTTTGTACTACTATAGAATCAGACAGATATTATGAGAAGTTTAGTGGTGACACTCATTCTCCATTTGAACGTATGCTAGCCATGGAGAAGATCATCTTTGACAAATATGTTACCATTGAACCTCTCATGGACTTTGACCTTATGCCTATGATAGAAATAATAAAAAGATGTAATCCTATACAGGTTAACATAGGTGCCGATAGTGGAAAGAATAGTCTTCCAGAGCCAGATAGTGAGAAGATAGAACAGCTGATAATAGAACTGCAGAAGTTCACTATCATACATAAAAAGTCAAACCTAAAAAGATTATTATGACCGTAGTAGAGGAGATAATGCTTGAACTTGATGATGTCAGAAAAAAACATCATGTCACTTGGCAAAGCATAGCCGACAGTATCGGGATCTCCAAAAGACAGCTATTAAGAATTCGCAAAGGACAATGCCCTATGGATGTCGATGTCCTATGTGATATAGCACGTACATTGAATACAAAAATTAAATTCCAGGTACTATGCCAATAATGTTAGCCAATATAAAATTTCGTCATGTCGATTATGACAAGGCAGAAAGAATGGGTATGCCTAATTTCGAAGAAGAGGTTTTCCATATCGGTGATCTCTATATCAACGATCTTAGAACATATTTCGAATCAGACAAAAAGGGATATCTTATAGTAGGTATGCTCAACACCTCCAGCTATGAGATAGAAATGACACTGGATAAGTTCCGGGCCTTCTTGAAGATCTGTGGCTATACCATCGTGGAAGAGGTGCCGGAAAATATTAACCCTAAACAAGAAACAAAAAAAGAATGGACATTTGCGAAAGAATATATAAAGGCTTTTTCGGATTAAAATCCGACAGCTTTAAAAAGTGTGAGGTGCCTTGGTGTGGCAAAAAGTATGAACACATCCATGCGCTCTCCGATAAGACAGTCATTGAAGACCTGATAGGTCTGTGTTCGGAACATAAGATAAAATATAGAAATAATAAGTTTTGGACACTATGGCTTAAAGTCATACATTTACACAATATTATTAACCATAAAAAAAATAAAACATGCTAAGACTACCAGTAGGAAACACAATCATCATTGAATTCAATGAGGCAAAAAAGAAAAAAGGTATTGATATCATTACCAACGAAAAGCAGAAGATAGATCCTTATCTTATCGCTAAGATGTATGAAGAACATCCTTTCAAAGGCAAGGTACTTATGGTCGGGCCGGAAGAAACATTTATCAAGATAGGTGATATTGTCTATCTTAAAGACATGAACCGGTTGATGTTCGATATGCTTATCGATGGCAAGGTACGGTTTGCTATCACCAGAGGAGATGTATCAATATTGGAAAGGGAACAATAATGGAGCTCAAAAGAAAAAACCTCGTCATGTACCAGAGTCTTTTCATGGAATTAGGAAAGACTAACTACGGAGAAAAATTCAATATCTTCGTGGAGAAAAACATAGCTGTCATAGAAGAACAATATGAGATCTATTCTGAGTGGTTTAAAGAAAACAATCCCACTGGAACTATCAGAATGAAAAACTTTCTGTCATTGCGTAATTCTATAAACAATTTCCAAAATAATAATACCATCACCCCGGAAGAACTGGATGAGAGAATACAGGCTTTTGAAAAAATTCTCGACCAATATGAAGAAGAGGCTACTATCATAAAACAATTCGAAGATAAACTCGATTTATACATGGAAGAAGATATTTCTATTAACAATGCCTTTATAAAAGAGAAAGATATTCCAAAGGAATTGCCTGGGAAATTGCGGTTTGGAATAAGAAACTTCATTGAAAAATAGGTTGTTAAATAAAATATTATTATTTTGTTGCAATCAGTTGAATAATTATATATTTTTGATACATGGGAGCTTATCGTTATAAAGAAACAGAAATTGTCGCTCATATCGACTGCCTGGAACTCCAAATGCGCGTTAAGCGCTTCATAAGAGAAAAGAAACAGATCATAGTATCTACAGATCCATTGAAAAAAGAGTCAAAAATGTTTCTAATTGCTATTGAATGCGAATGGTTTGAAGGCAAAATCTTAAAGAAGAACAAGTTTAGTTCAAAGGTCTTGGTGCCATATCATGTTGCAGTAGCAGGTAAAGAACTAGCTTTGGCTTGGTTGAATGATAACTTTAAAAACTTCAAACAATGACACAATTTAATCGTGGTCTTAAAGGACTAAAAAAAGAACATTTCTCTGAAAGCGACATCTTTCATCTTCATGTGAAATATCATCAGTACCATAATGGTATGCACAATGGTGTGATCTATTTCAAACCCAACGACACAACTCCATATGTACAGCTTAATGGAGTGGAGCTTACCCTGGCGACACTTATCGGAATGGGATTGTATCAGGGAGTAATCAACTGTGGTGCTAACCCAAATTATCCAGCGGCCTCCGAGGGAGAATACTGGAGAGTATCTGTAGCCGGTCTTATCGGTGGCGCTGGCGGTGTTGCAGTGGAAGTTGGTGATCAGATAATATGTATTGCCTCAAACGCTGGCGGTACCGAAGCACAGGTAGGAACATCATTCATGTTGATACAGAAGAATATGGTTGCTTGTGATATTGCTACGTTAAGAACCGGTACAGATAATCTTGCTTTTGTCACAGCTAATGTATTAGCAAATGCTTTTAATGGCGGAAATGCTTTTACATCATCGGGAATTCCTTTAGTTCTTTCAGCCGGAAGTACTGCCCAACTAGCAATTGGTGGATCTGGAACAGCTAATGGAATTGATTTTGTTGGTGCACCGACAACAGGTTCATTAGTTGAATATACGGGTATCGGAACCAAAACAAGCGGTTATCTTTTTAATGGTCGTATGTCAACCAGTGTTCTAGATGGTAGTACTATTATTGATGATTTTTCACAGGAGTGTGCCCATGATGGTATTCATTCTGATACACTTATAGGAAAAAGGATTGTATGGTCCGGAAACGTACCAAATGGAACATTAGCCTCATCTTTGGCAATACAGTATATTGAATTCACAGGAATATTTGGCACAGGACAAAACAAAGGTGGCGATATTGCCGGTCTTGACATCAACATGCAGGGAACGATCAATGATGCTTCTGCATTGGAATATGGTTTAAAAGTATCCGTTTCTACTACACGTACCGGTGCTGGATCTGTTTTTGGAGCTTATATCTATACAAATGCTACTGCTACTGCAGCTGCTTATATTTCCAATACAACTATTGGTATTCATCTGGCTACTGGTAATGAAGCTATTGAAATTTCTGGAACAGTAACTGATGTCATAAATCTTACTTCTATGGCTACCATTACTAATATCATGAAGTTTGATTCAATAGCTGGTGGTGTAATTGCTAATGCTTTAGTTCCTGCCGCTGCTCCTGATGCCGGAACTGTCGGCGCTGATGCCTGTCTCCGAGTATTGATTGGAGCAACGCCATACTACATTCCACTGTACGATACCTTACACGCTTAATAATTAACGGTCAGAGTGCTCTCCAATATGGAGGGCACTTTGATTATTTATTCATAATTAAAACAATAGAACAATGACAAAGACTCTAGATGTAATGGGTAGAATTTTGGCTTTAACAGTATTGCCAAAAGAATCAGACTTGGTATTATGGAAAGTAATACAAGGACTCAAAAAGAAATTATCTCTCTCCGAAGAGGAGATCAAGGAAGTTAACCTTAATGTTACTCCTGATATGACAACCTGGGATCGTGCAAAAGAACAACCGAAAGAAATTGAATTTACGGATTTCGAATGCAAGATGATCACCGATGGGTTAGAACTTTTAAATAAGAATAAAAAGATTACAGAACAATATCTGCCTTTGTGCATAGCTTTTGGATTGTATGAACCCGAATAAAAAATTATTATCATGACAAAAATAACCAATGATGCGATAAATCTCTATATTGTAAGAGAACAAAATATCTGGACCGTACCCCGCGATGAGTACGCTTTAAAAGAAAAAAGACCTTTGATATCTATCATGCTAGAAAATAAGGAACATATCATTCTAGACTATAGTAATGGTATAGTTATCAATGGTGTCACTCAGACTTCTTATGATATGGCTGTGGCAACATTGCAATCACTCATTTTAAGTTCTGGTGGTAGCGGATCAGGAGTATCTATTCAAAGAGAAGTGGTTATCAATTCCGATGAAGCTGAGATACCAGGTAAGCAGTATCAGACGTATGCTCATGCCCTGGCTTATATTCAGACACAAACGGTTGATCAAAATCATCCCTGGGTAATAAGTTTTGCCGGTGTATTACATGAAGATATAACAGTATATGCTAATATAGAATTAGCCGGTATTGGAACGATGAGTTCCTGGATTGATGGTGATGTGGATATTTCATCTGCAGGTGCGCTTTTTGGTGCTGTTATAAAAAATTGTGTTATTGGAAATCTTTTAATTACCAGTGGCGGTTCGGAATCAGTAACGTTAAAAGATTGTACTCTTTTAGATTGTACAACAACTACTGGAACACATACTATTATGACTACTAATTGTTTTATAGTAAAAGGTGATTTTAGTAATATTATAGTTCAAGGATCTTCAAATAATATAATTTCTTATTATGGAGATATTATTCTTTACAATCCGAAATTAATTCAATGTTATATGATTACGCAACCAACATTTACAATTAGTATTGAAAAAGGTAATCTTCAGAGATGTAATCTAAATTTAGGTACCAATTTCATTATCATTGATGATATTAGATTTAGGTTTTGCGTTATAAATAATGATTATATCATAGATAACGGTATTAGTGTAAATATGCAATATTGTACTTATCATGATACTTTTACAGTAAATGGAATATTAAACACTAAGATATGCGATTTAGACAATACTCCTATTATAGGCACCGGAACTTGGTATAATACTGGAGAAGCCTTTGACCCCAGAGGAACTATTTTAAGTCAAAGTGATGTTCAATCAGCATTAGTGGAACTATCAGGGAAACTTGGCGCCTTGGGTGTTGGTGGTACATTTACTACTGTTGATGGTAAAACTGTTACTTATAATGCTAATGGAGTAATAACTGGTATCATTTAAAATCTAATATCATGAAAAGCAAATATTTAGGTCTTAATGGTCGTGACTTCTGGAGAGGTCTTGGTATTGCTGTATTGACAACCTTACTGACAAATATCTATAACGTACTTGTCACAGGGATGTTTCCTATCTTATGGGTACAATGGCAACCGATATTGGCCGGCACAGCAGCAACATTCGTTTCATATATGATGGCTAATCTGTTTACTAACTCACAAGGAAAAATATTCACTAAGGAAAAGACAAGGAGACCGTTATAATGCACAACAAAACACTAAACAGCTATTTTATGGGATTACTATTGTTTTTTAAGTCTCCATTTTTACTAATGCCTACGTTATGTACTATGGTACTAGGATATTTTTCTCCTTTACGTGGTATTGCTATGGCTTTGCTTGTAGCTGTTATCATAGACTTCATATCCGGAGTATGGGCCTCCATAAAAAGAAAGGAAAAGATAACTAGTCACACGATGAGAAATTCTGTCACTAAACTTCTTTGCTATACCATGACGATAGTCTTCTGTTGGGTGGTACAGAAAGAGATCCTTGTCTTTGAATGGGCTAAGCTTGTCAACCTTGCTACAGCATTGATAGCATTATCAGAGTTAAAGAGTGTGTTGGAAAACTTTGGCACCATAACAGGTAATCGAGTATTCAACTCTATCTTTGAAGAAATCAATTCCATGATAAAAAAGAATAAGAACAAACCAATGAAACAATGAAAAATCTTGTCGTTATTTTAGATCGTGCTCATGGTAGCAACACCCCGGGCAAACAGTCTCCAGACAAAAAACATAAAGAATGGGTTTGGAGCCAACATCTTATCGATGTCTTATCACAGATGTTGATAGAAAGAGATTTTGAAGTAAGGTTTACGGTCACTGATCAGTATGAGCCGGGCCTCACTGTCAGACAAAAAAGAGCCGATGCATTCCCGGGCAACAAAAAGATATTACTCTCCATTCATAATAACGCTGCAGGTATGGGAGACAAGTGGGTAGATGTCGATGGTTTTGCAGAGATCTATACCTGTAAAGGACAGACAAAATCCGATGGTGCTGCATGGCAGATATACAAGTGTATCAAAGAAATGATGCCGGAGATAAAGTGGAGAGTGGATATGTCCGATGGTGATATCGACAAAGAAGAGAACTTTACGGTACTTATGGGTAAGAGCTATATGGGAATATTGTTGGAATGGGGTTTCCAGGATGATAAAGGCGATATCGATATCATTGACAATGAAAATAACATCTCTCGTCTTTGCATGGCTATAACACAAGCTATGGAAATATTAAATCAAACTCTATAGTTATGGCACTCTGGAAGAAGAACATATCAGGACAAGGAGATCCCCCAGGACCATTAGGAAAGTACATCACGATGTATAACAAGGCTGTTAAGACATTGGGTACTGATAATCCGGAAGTATTAAAACGATTTTTTGCCAGTCAGCAATATGGTCAGAACAACACCCAGGTACAACAAAACAATAATATCAATAAGGCACCACAACCAAAAGAATCCAAGGCAGGGAGTATCGCCGGTGATGTAGGCACCCTAGCATTAAGTACACTACAGAACTTTGGAATGAATATCCCCGGTGATGTTTTAAAGACCGTAGCGCCCAAGGCAGCCATTTTGGATGTATTACCACAGACGACGACAAATCAATATGTAAAGCAGAGAAATCAGTCATTAGGACAGAACATAAAAGATGTTGCTGATGCGACGAATACGGTGGCTGCTTTTGAGGTAGGTGCACCATTGGTTGCTAAGGGAGTTCAGGCAGGAGTAAAATATGCTAGTCCTTATGCAGAACCTATTATTAAGAGTGTTAAAAATAGATTATTTAAACCACAGATATTACCTATAGAACAAAATTTTATTAAACAAAATTTTAAAGACCTTCAATATGCAAAAGATTATTATTCAAAATTTGGTTATGATATTCCAGAAAATCTTAACGAGATAGCAAAAAGTACAGAAAAAACAGATAAAACAATACAAGGATTAGTTGAACAACATAATACATTTGTAAGGGGTGTTTCAACTAATTGGACTGAATTAGAAAAAAGAAATCCGGAAATATTAAGACATTTAGAAGGAAAAGGAATTGATTGGAAAAATAATCCACAAGCAGCAGCAGAATATATGTCTACTCATGTTCCAATTCAAACAGGATATGGTAGAGCGGGATTAAATCCAAATATATTTGAAGCTGGCAAGGATGCAATATATACTTCAAATTCTATTCCAACAGCAGAGGGTTATACTTATGGTAATGGATATATTGTTAAAGTTAGAAAACCATTAAATTTTAATTCTAAAAATAGAATAGATTGGATAGAAAAAAACAAACTAGATTATTATGAAGATGATTTAAAAACAGCACCTGAGAATATAAAAAAAGAATATTTAAAAGAAATCGACCGTAGGTATATGGAAGAAATTGAACCTAAATATTTTGATGAAAAAGGTAATTGGAAAAATGGTCAAAAGTTAGTAAGAGAATTAGGTTATGATAATTGGAAAATAGAACAAGATGTTAGAAAAAAATTAGGACTTAGAAGTTTTAACTTACAAAATGACATGTTAAAAACTGAAAAAGCAACAACATTTGATAGGGATAAATATAATCAATTATTAAATGATCTAGAGTCTCCAAGTACTAAACTTGGAAATTTGGCTAAAGATATTTTAACTAAAAAAGAATTTAAAATTTTAAACAAAATAAGCTATCAAGGTAGTTATACAAATCATTATAATGAAAAAGGCATAATTGAATTTTTAAAAACTGATCCAAAATATAAACCATTATTGGATATTGTAAATGAAAAAATGAATTATGCACATTATCTTCATGTTGGAACTCCAGGGCAAAAGTTATTAGAACCTATAGAATCAATTAAAATAACACCTAAAATTTGGAAAAATAAATCAAGGGCACATACTAATGTTTATACTAAAGGATTATCTGCAGGAGTGAAATTATTACCAACAACATTAGCATCTTACGGACTTTATAAATCAAAAAAACAATGAAAAGATATTGGGATTTTATAATAATCGGTGCAATGGCAATAGTCATTGCTCTTTTGCTTTTCAAATGTAATGGTGGTTGTCCGGAAGGAATAACAACTTCTGACACTATTATAGTACCAGGCGATCCCTATCCTGTTTATGATACTATTGAAAAACCAAAACCCTATCAAGTCATAGTTCCCGGAGATACTTTCTGGCCCGATGTCGATACTGCTGTCATACTTCAAAAATGCAAACAACTCTATAAAGACTACTATACAAAGAATATCTATAGAGATACGTTAAAGGATGATACTAGTGCACTGATTACTCTTATTGATACTGTTTATCAGAATAAGTTACAAAGTCGAATCCTGGGCTTCCAGAATAGACGTCCAACATCAATCATAACTAATACAA